AAGGTCATCCTTTTCAAGTTCCGCCACCAACTCTTGGGGCAGTGGTTCGCGCCCTTGGTCTGCTTTGGGAGTGTCGTCAACAATCTCTATCTGAATATCGTCTACCAACTCTGCTTCTTTTAGCTCATCCGGGAACTTATACGCGTCCATGTGCTTCTCCTATGCTCTTGCAATGCCACGGGGGTCTTCAACCACACCCTCAATGGAATCGTCATTAATGATGCGGAATTCCTGTCCGTGAATCTTCAAACGGGTGCCTGAGTGAGGGCGAACTAGAACAAAGTCACCTTCTTTGCACCAAGGCCCAGATGGGAATCGGGTTACGTCTTTATAGCAATCTGGCCCCAGTTTCATGACAAAAAGTACGGTAGTAAGCCTTTCCTCCGCATAAACGGTGGCATCGGCCTTGATAATCCCGCTATCAAACTTGTCCTCTATTTCTGGAACCATACACATAATGCGAAACCCGGAAGGTTCCGGCATCTGTTTGGCCTTCTTTTCTGCCGTTTCTGGTAGCGGTGTTGCGTCTGCACCAATCAGTAGTTCACTCATCGTCTTCTGTCTCCATACGTTTTGCAAGGTCTGCAACACACTGCTTTGCGAACTCCAGACCTTGGATAACCCCGCAAAGTTTTTGGTACTCATCATATGTTTTTGCAGCACTTCTACCTAAATGCTGTTCTATCTCAACGCGCCGCTCATCAAGTTTTGCGCTGATATATTCAAGAGAGTTGTCGTAGATCATTGTCTACTGGTGCCTTTTGAAGGTTGTGTCATTTGCGCCCTGTTTCTTGCTATGTCTACACCCAGCCTTGTGCCCTCAAGCTCTTGCTGGTTTTGCTGCTCCACTTGATGCCTCTTGATCTCAATACCCAGTTTTGTACCGTCGTATTCTTGTTTTGCTTTCATGGCCTCTTCACGAAGCCTGATGTCATCAGCCTTTGCCGCCGCATCCATTTGGTCTTTGGTTGCCTTACGCTGCAATTCAGCTTGGGCAATCTGACCTTTTTGCTGTACTTCTTGTTCTTTAATCTGAAGTTCTTTTTGCTGCATCTGGATCAGCGGGTCTTGTTGCTGTTGTGCTGCTTGTTGTTGCTGGGCTTCGGCAGTGTTCTTTTGCAACAACTTCATCGCCGCTTGTGCCGCAAGCTGGGACAACTGAACCTCAATCTCCGGTGGCAATACGCGCTCTTCAGTCTCGTCCCCCTCCTCCATCATCGGGGGCAGGGCAGCACCCAACTGTTTCTCTATCTCTTTTCTGTACGCAAACGCCGTATGCTCCATGATATGTGCAGCCGAAGCCGCCATAATTGACTGGGCTTGTGGATTCTGCCCCATCATTGCAGCAATCTTGGGGTCTTTCATGGCAGCTATATGCACCCCCAGATGCGCTTCGTGATCTTGGTACAGGAACGCCTTGACCGGCTTGCCATTCATCAAGTTCATGTTCTCAGACACAGGATCAACCGGTTTCATATCAGTTTTATCGGGCACAATCTTGGAGGCGTTTCTCATGCCTAATGTCTCAATCATCTGGCGATGCAAGAACGGCAGATCGTAGATTTGGGGTGCAGTCTGGGATAGCTGCAACACCGCCTGATACTGCACAACCCTCTGGCTCATGGTTGAAGCGTTAGGGTCAGACACCGGGATAACATCTACTAGATCGTAGTCAGCGCGTTTAGCCCTGCGGCTACCCACTTCAGGCTCGTAGCTATATTCTTCAGGGGTGTTGTCCCGGATAATCTCGGCCAACAACTTGAACTCCTGCTTCATCGTGTAGTGAATCCGGGCTTGCACCGCGCTCATCACTTTTAACACCCGCTCCAGAATTGCCAACGTAGTCCCAACCGGGGACTGTGCCGACATATCTGACACTTTCAAATCAGCTACTGCTGCAAACCTACGCCCATCCTCGACAATCTTATCCATCAGCATGGATAGCGTCTGGCTCGGCTCCTTATAGGGCAAGGGTAAAATGTTGTCACGGATCGCTCCGGAAGGCAGGTCTACGTCCCTGAACTCCCCCGGTGCAATAGGCGTGTCATCCCCCTTGATCCGCAGACCACGCGCTTTCAGGCCACCGGGCAAGTTTGAGAGAGTGCCTGCGTCTACTAATTGCCTTAAAAGTGAGGTTGCCGCATTCGCATGCCCACCAATCAAATGAATCAGGCCAAAATAGTAGAACCCAAAGCCGGGGATGTATCCATAGTGTACGAAGTGCTGCCGACGCAACTTCAGCTTATCGTCTTCCAACCAATTCCTGCGAACCGCCAGTACGGTACCCGTTGATTTCTCTATAGTGACAATATAAGGTAACGCTATACCGGTAAGTTCTCCGTCTTTCTCGTCCTCGTAGCCTTCCAGATCGATGTCAACATGCATCTCCAGAATCTGGTAGCGGTTATCCGTTGTGGCGCTAAACCCTTGCTCTTGGGCTTTCTGCTTCTCCACATCGTCCATCACCAAAGATGGCTCACCAAGGTCTTCATCCCGGTAGAACCCGGCAACTTGCAACATGCGTAGCTCGTTTTTTGTCTTACGCATCCGGTGCGTAACGCGTTCGGCAGACTCAAGGTTCATCGCCCCATAGGGCACTATAATATCTTCTGGTGGGATAAACACTGCAGTCTGGCGTTCAAGGGCGGGGTCAAAGTAAATTTTCTTGAAGGCATTACCCGACAGACACAAGGTAATAAGGAGCCGTTCATGCTCCGGGCGATACTCGCGCATCACTTCAGTCAACTCGTAGTTCATATCCTCTTGAACACGAATTGATGCTTCTCTCTTGGCAACAGTTTCTTTGCCAATTATTCGTGCGCGTACCGGCCCGGTAGCAGGGAACGTCTCCATGATGGTTTCAGATTGGAACTTAACTGCAGACTCCATCAGAAGGGGGTGGTACACCCCACAAGCACCGGGCCAAGGCTCTGTGCGGGTTTCGTATTTCAGGCCAAGCAGCTTCAAGCCCTTGACGTAGGTGTCCAACCAGTCTTTGCGGGAGGAAATATCGGCTTCATAGTCCTCTAGCAAATCACTAGCCAACGTCGCCAACTGGCGCTCGTCCATTTCTTCAGCAAGGTTGGCCCCAAAGTCGTCCCCGCCCTCCCCCGGCTCAATCTCAATCTCCATCCCACCAGCCTTGATGCGTACAGCCTCCGGGTCAACAATCTCAATCTCAATATCAGGCTCTTGCGAAGTGAGGGCTTCCAACCCCTGTGGGGCTTGGTAGAGTGCTCTGTCCATTGCCATAACGTATCCTTTAGTAGTACCCGAGGTTTCGTCGGGATTTAAACTGCTTTACCGGGTCTTTTTCATCTGAAGGCAAGCGTATAAACCCACCTTGCCTGAAGCGCATCAGTGCCATTACCATTGAGTCCACCAAGTCGTCGTGGCTCATAAAGGGGAACCCCGCAACTTCTTCCACTAATTCCTCAGCCCACCGCGTCTCTGGCACCCACACCAGCCCTGACCTAATAATATCTGCAACAGAATTCAACCGGGCCAGTTTATCCCCCGTCCCACGGTGCGGAGTATATTCTTGAATAATCATACCTGTACGGCGCATCTCTTGATACAACGGAGTACCGCTGGACTTTTTTTCCACGATAAACGCATCGGGTTTCCAGTGGTCATACTCGGCTCGGGCAAGCTCTTTTAGCTCAGGAAACTCAACCCGTTCCTTAATGGCATTCAGCAAGATAATCTGGTGAACCCGCTCCTCCCCGTGGGCAAACACCCCCCATGTGGTAATCGCAGTGTAGTCCGCCCGGTTGTTTTTCTCAGCCGCAGCGTCCAAAGAAGTGATTAAGTACTCACACTTGGGCGGGTCTTCGTCAGGCCATATTCTCCACCACTCGCGTTTGATAACTGCCGCTTCCTCAGCAGTGGGCTGCTGTTGGTACTGGGAGTTCCACTGGAACAGTGGCATTGACGCTTTGGTTTTAAGGAGCGCCTCCATAGGCAACCACTCGGGCCACAGCGCTTTACCGGTCATGTCCCCGGTTTCTGGGTCTTCATGCGAAATAATTGCCGGGCACTCCACAATCTCGTA